CTTGAAGAATCACAAATGAGAATCAAGCAGAGATATATCTCTCATCTTCTGTATGCGCTCGACGGGATAAGGATTTCACCCACCGACCTCAGGTCGACATCTGCCGATTTCCCGCTTCCCGAAGAGATTCTTGAGAAACTCGCCAGCGAGAAGTATAGAAAACGTCTTGCTTTCTTTGATGAATGTGTTCAGTTCGAGTGTGAAGATACAAATCCAACCGGTATTCTTCGCGTCTGTGAAGAATATGCAAAGAGCGTCGGAGATTACAAATCATACGAGAGGCGTTCAAGAGCAAATCACGACGTTAAGGTTGAGGTTTTTCAGTCTTATACTCCGCACGATAAGAAACATTACAAGATGTGCTTTATTGACCATCTCGGTCTTGTGGATTTGGAAAGGGGCATGAGTCTCAAACAGAGTATGGACAAGGTGTCTGAATATGCTGTAAAATACCTGCGTAACAGATACAAATATACTGTTGTTGCCATACAGCAGCAGGCAATGGAGAACGAAGGACTTGATGCAATCAAACAGAAAAAGATTGTTCCAGCCGTTGCGACGTTGGGTGATACAAAGTACACTGCCCGTGATGCTAATCTTGTCATTGGACTTATGGACCCGTCACTCTTTGGTCTTCAGTCATATCAGGGTTATCTTATATGTGATAAGGACGGAAAAGGTCTTCGCAACTACGGACGTTTTGCTCATGTACTGAGAGGTCGTGACGGAGAAGTAGGAGGCATTGACCCTCTGTTCTTTGACGGAGCAACCTGTTCGTTTGAAGAACTGCCGAAGCTCGATGAATTCGATGAGCTTGAAAAAGCATATCAGAAATCAAACACTCTTAAGAGTTATAAACAACAAAAAAGAACCGCTGCAATGAAAGCGGCGGTTGCAATTCTTTATTATTACGCAAGCAAATCATGGACGACACCAAAGTAAAAACTCTCTACATGCTTGAAGACCACGCTGGTATTGGACTTAAAGCAGCGTTGACATGTGAAGATGATTTCGATTTATGGAAAGTTGCATGGGCTACAGTTCAGCTTCTTCGATGTAACTTGAAATTCGCAGAGGATGTAGCATTTATCATGCATAAGGCAGAGACAGATGACAAGGTTCGCGATTTGATGGATCATCCTGTCGAAGTTCCCGATTTTAACGATTTACTTAAATAGTTTTATCATGGCAGAAACACAAGTAAAGAAAGCGGCACCGAAATTCGTGCTGCCAACTGAGCGTCGCAAAGCTCAGAACTATAATCCAAGACTTCTTGTCCTTTATGGATTCCCCAAGAGCGGGAAATCATCTGTAGTGGCAAGTCTTGACAATAACCTGATTCTCGATTTGGAGGACGGATATCGCGCACTTGAGGTCATGACACTCAATTGCCAGAATGTAAAAGACCTGTTTGAAGTCAAGGCTCTTCTCGAGCAGAAGAAGAAAGAAACCGGCGAGCTGCCTTATCGTTTTATTACTATCGACAACGCTACCAGACTCGAGAGTTTTGCAATCCCTTATGCCAATTCGAAGTATCGCAAAACTGCTATGGGACAGAATTGGGGATTCATGAAAGACCGTGATGGCAATGTCGTTATAGACCCCAAGACCGGAAAGCCCAAGCTTGACCCTACGGCAGATGTCCGCCTGTTGCCTCAGGGAGCAGGATATCTCTATCTGAGAGAAGCGCTCAAGGAAATCATTCACATGTTTCAGCCGTTTTGCGAGACGCTTATTCTCGTGTGTCATGTAAAGGACAAACAGATTAAGCTCAATGGGGCTGAGAGTAATGAACTTGTCGTCGATCTTGCCGGAAAGCTTGGAGATATTATTTGCGGTGAAGCTGATGCCGTTGGATATATCTATCGCAAGAAGAATCAGACCATCATCTCTTTTGATGGAGGTGATAATCTTATCCGTGAGGCTCGTCCGCTTCATCTTCGTGGCAAACAGTTCGTCGTTGGAGAATCTGACGAGAATAATAACTTAAAGTTCAACATGTCTTCAATCTTCCTCGACAATGACAAAAACGGAACTGCAGCTTAATGCCGCTAAACGGCTGGAGAGCGAGAAGAGATTGCTTTGTCAATGGGCTACCGGTACAGGTAAGACCAACGTTGCTTTGTCGTTCATCAAGAATCATCCAGGAATAAAGACTCTTGTCATAGTTCCGGAAAAAGACAATATCCGCAACTGGCAAGACGAGTTCTCTGCATTCAAGGTTTCTCTTGACGGAGTGACAATCGCATGCTATGCGTCTCTTCATAAGTATGTCAACAACAAATATGATTTGCTTGTCTGGGACGAAGTGCCTCATTTTAACACAGACTTGAAAATCTCTTATGCTCAACAGATTGATGCTTATTATATTCTCGCTCTCGGTGCAGTCGTTACGGAAGAACAGTTGCAGTCATTGGAATGTGTGTACGGAAGATTCTCGATATCAAAGATAACTCTCCAGAAAGCCATTGACAACAATTATCTGCCGCCACCGACTTTTATCATTTATCATTTGCGTCTTGACAATAAAGAGAAACGCAACTGGTATGATGGCAGACAGGTAACAGACAAGGAGAAATATGATATCATTCAGCATAATCTGGATGTCGCCAAAGAAAGATTCGACGAGAAACACTCTGAGTGGCGAAAGCAGCAAATGATGCATTATGGTAACGTCAGAAAGAAGTTTCTTGGAGAAACGAAAGAGTCATTCGCGCGTAGAATATGTGACGGTTTGACAAAAAGGGGCAAGAGATTCATAGTTTTCTGTGTATCGATAGAGCAGTCGGTGCGTCTCGGAGGAGAACTGTCATATACTTCTCAAAGCGATAAAGACAAGCGCTTGCTTGAGCGATTCAATAATCATGAGATTGATTCGCTTTATGTCGTTCGCAAACTCATCGAAGGCCAGAACCTGAAAGACATCGATTGCGGTGTCATTGTTCAGCTCAATGGAAAGGAAAGACTCACAATTCAGTCCACTGGACGCATAATGAGGTCTGAAAAACCGTATATATATATCCCAGTTTTTGATGACACTAAAGATGAGGATTATTTATTCCTTCTAACGTCAAACATATCAGACGGTTACATCAAACATTATAATTTCTAAACAAATTCTTTAATTATTACAACCAATATGGTAAATAAGCTAACCCGTAAGGCCATACTTTCTATCAAGAAAAACATAGATATGTACGGCGAAGAAATGTCGAAATTGCAGGAAAAGATAGCTGTTATCGATGAAAAATATCGAAAAATGGCTGAAGATGCCAAGAAAGATTTGACAATCGCATATTCAAATCTTGAGTCTGAACAGGAAATCTGGCAGAGTTCTTTGAGCCGTTATGACGAGGACACAGTTAACGAAGTGCTCGGAGAATGTACTTCAACAACAGAAGTCAATGGTGACGGTCCTGATTTGTTCAATGACAATGATGAGAATGACGATAATGACGAGAAGGTTGTTGATCCGTATGCAGAAGTTGACGTGAATAATGCAACTGAAGAAACCCATGAAGAATCTCCTGCTCCTGTCGAAGAAAACGATAATACATCGAGTGGCGACAAGCCCAATGACAATTCTCCGGAGTCCGTTGGCGAGGAGCTGTGGCCTGATGAGACTCAGGAATCCGAGCAGACTTCAGTAACAGAAGCGCCTGAATTAAACGAACCGGAGCCGCAGTCGGAGGAGAAAGATGAACCCGTTGAGGTTGCCGATGCTGGCGATGACGATTGGCCAACAATATCAAATTGGTAATCAAAGGGCCTCTGTTATTTCACTGATAAAAATTCAACATTCATAAATTCTTTTAAAATCATGATTGATAATACCAACAAAAGCAAAATGCCTACTGATGGCGAGTTCATTGATGTAAAGAAGTACATTGGCGTTGCATCGATTAAGATTCTCGCAGTGAATCCCAACAACGAAACCCTCAGGAAGTATGGCTGGCAGATTCCTCAGACATCGGACGAACCCTCTTATGTCCTTCAGAAACAGACAGAGAAAGGTGTAAAAACATTGTCAAGGGTAAGATTCCTTGTTCAGATTCAGGATTTGCCCGATAAACCTGTTATTGGTCTTGACTTCTGGGTGCGTCCGGAAATCTGGATTGACAAGACCGGGAAGAAGTGCAAGATTATTGATTCCTTTGGCAGAACAGCATGGGCTACAAAGGAAGAAGTTCGTTTCAAGACAATTCCTCAGTACGCCAATGGACCTGCAAGCATCAACAGTGATTACAAGGGATGCCACCCTGGAGAAGAAGAGCTTATTGCTTTTATCCGAAAGTTCCTTAATATCACTCCTCTCCAGATTTTCGACAAGAACAAGAATGCTTATGTAAGCACGGATAAGCCCGGTCATTCTACTTTTGACCATTGGGCTGATATCTGCAATGGTAACGTGACTGAGATTATTGAAATGATTAATCACGAGCCCGACAATCTTGTCAAGGTATGCCTTGGTATCAGGTTTACTGACGACAACAAGTCTTATCAGACGTTCCTCAACAGTTATTTCCTTGGCAACGGCGCTCGTCCTGATTCTACTACTGGCGAATACACTTCTGTTCAGAAGGCAATCGAGAAGTATCAGACAGGCAACACCAGCGCAGTCGTCAAGTTCTCTTCGAAACCAGTACGTGAATGGAGTGTTGGAGGAGCCACCGAAGTCAAGGACAACAGCGAGAATGAAGAGGCTCTCGAAGACGCTTTTGATAACGGTACGTCTTACGACGAAAATGACGACCTCCCCTTTGATTAATCATCTTGTTTATGACTGATAGTCATTGGCACACAATGATTAGCGGAGCACACAGGACCTATACACCAGTATATCGGGATGATATTCAACTCTCAGATGAGCAGATTGTCAGCCGATATATTGGTGTAGAGGAGTTTCCGTGTGTTATCCGTTCACCTTTACGGGATGATGACAAGACTCCTTCATTTTCATTTTTCTACTATGGCGACAAACTTTTCTGGAAAGATTTCGGAACAGGAGAAAAAGGAAACGCCGTTGGCCTGATGGCTAAGTTGTGGAAAGTGACATATGATGAAGCGTTACTTAAGATAAAGCTTGATGACTCTTGTCAAATACCAAGGTTCAGTCTTATAAGAAGATACAAGGGTAAGATTCATGTAACAAGTAAATCTACCATATCTGTTAAGGTTCGTGCATGGAGAGAATGGGATAAAGATTACTGGCAAAGCTATGGCATATCACTGAAGTTCTGCAAATGGTGTAATGTTTATCCCATATCCCATGCGTTTTTCACAAAAGAAATAGACGGGAAACCTCAGACAATAACAGTTCCAATGGACAAATATGCTTATGCGTATTTCGAATGGAAAGACGGGAAAGAGAGCATCAAACTCTATCAACCATTCTCGTCTTCCATGAAATGGCTGTCTAAGCATGATCAGTCCGTTTGGGATTTGTGGAAACAGGCATTCAAGTGGGCGGATGAAAAGAGCGATGATGCTGTCATTATCACTTCCTCAAGAAAAGACGCCATGTGTCTCTGGGAAAATCTCAAGATTCCTGCAATGTCTTTACAAGGCGAAGGATATATCCCAAAACCACAGGTGATGCAGCAAGTCATCAGCCGTTTCAAGAACGTCTACTTGTGGTACGACAACGATTTCAAACACAAAGACGATAACCCTGGTCAAGACAATGCACAAAAGATAATAATAGAGTATCCGTCTATTCGCAATATCTGTATTCCGACGTTATTTCAATGCAAGGACCCGAGTGATTTCGTGAAAAAATACGGAGTACAAGCCTTAAGGGATTTATGGTATAGTTCAAAGTAAATATGACAACAGAAGAAGTAAACAATCTTGCTAATGCAATCAAGAATGCGTCAAGTAAGGAAGAATTCGATGTTATTCTCAAATCGTATGATTCCGTACAAAGCGAAGCCAACTTGTATCCGGTAAATGAGATTGAATCTCAGCGTCTATGGAAGATGGCAATGCTTATGTGGATGAGGGGACGCGCCTATGAAAGACTGTATGTATATGAAAACAATTTAAAGTAATATGGATTTCGAAAAAATATGTATGATGTTCACCTTGCAGGAGCCGTTCTATGGAATTATCCTGTCATCGATGCGACGTCAAGCAATAAATAATCCTAAAATAATGCCCACGATTGGCGTCAGGCGCTCGAAAGACTCCTTTTTACTCGGTTATAATCCAGAGTTTATAGAAGGAAAATCTGTAGAGACCATCATGCAGCTTCTTAAACATGAAGTCTTGCATGTAGCCTTTGGACACCTGACCACAGTCTGGAACTCCTATGACTGTGTATCTGAAAGCGAACATAAGCTCAGGAATGCGGCAGAAGACCTTGAGGTAAATTGTTATATAAACAA